GACCTAGTAAAGGATGGCGCTACCGCTATTGCTGCACTTGGTCAAGATATCGATACTGCCCTAGTTGATCTAAAGGGCGGTACAACAGGTCAAGTGCTATCAAAGACATCTGGAACAGATTTAGATTTTACATGGATTGAGCAAGACGATACTACTATTGCTTTTAATGCTCAGACAGGCACTACCTACACATTGGTAGCCGCAGATGTAGCTAAGCTAGTGACCTTATCGAACGCTGGCGCTATCACCCTTACAGTTCCGCCTTCAGTCTTTGCAACAGGTAACATCATCAATGTTCAGCAAATTGGCGTCGGTCAAGTTACTATCACTCAAGGCTCAGGAGTTACAATCACCTCAACAGGTGGAACATCGACCGCGCCTAAGCTACGCGCTCGCTATTCTGCCGCTTCTATCATTTGCACAGGTAGCAACACATTTACCGTTATTGGTGACTGTAGCTAATGCAAGACATATTAGGCATATTTGCATCTGCTCAGGTACGCGATCCACTAAGCGGTGGAACGCTCTATACATCTGGCGGTTTTAATTATCGTGTGTTTACGGCTAATGGAACTTTAAGCGTTTCAGCTACAACCTCATGTGATGTTCTTATGATTTCAGGTGGTGGCTCAGGCGCAGGAAGCTTCTACGGCGGTGGCGGTGGAGCTGGTGGCGTACTTAATTACACATCACAAAGCCTTACTAGTGGATCGTACACAATCACAATCGGCGCTGGTGGCGCTGGTCAAGTTGGTGGCGGAGCCTTTGGTAATACAGGTACTGCTACAACATTTACAGGTTTGACTGCTCCTGTCGGCGGTGGTCGCGGTGCACCTTATGTTAATCAAACAGGTGGCACAGGTGGCTCTGGTGGCGGTGGTGGTGGTGACGGTGGCTCTGGTGGAGCAACTGGTGGCGCAGTAGGCGCTGGAACTGCTGGACAAGGAAACAACGGCGGAAACGGCTGGCAACAGAATTCCAATTTAGGAGCTGGTGGCGGTGGTGGCGGAGCTGGTGGCACAGGTGGCAACGCATCCGCTGGAACTGGCGGTAATGGTGGTATTGGTACAGATACTTATTCTACTTACGCTTCCGTAACTGGTACAGGCGTGAGTAGCCGTTATGCGGCAGGTGGTGGCGGTGGTGCACTCGTTACTGCTGGTGGCACAGGTGGCACAGGTGGTGGCGGAGCTGGTGGCTTAAATGTTGCTGGAACTGCTGCAACAGTAAACACAGGTTCAGGTGGCGGAGCCGCAGGTAACGACTCGACCCTTTCAGGTGCTGGTGGTTCTGGAATTATTATTGTGAGGTATGCAGCGTGAGTCATTGGGCAGAATTAGATGAGAACAATATCGTTCTTCGCGTAACAGTAGGCGATAACAATGACCCTGCTGGCGATGAAGGCTATCAATGGCTTATCGATAATGTTGGTGGAACCTGGGTTCAGACAAGCTATAACGGTAATTTCCGTTTTAACTTTGCTGGCATTGGTTATACCTATGATCCGATTGACGATGCCTTTATTGCTCCTGCTCCATGCGAGCATGAAGAATTAACCCTTAATGATAAGAAAGTATGGGAGTGCTCAAATGAAGCCCATATTGTGTAAAGCTGGACAACAGTTAAGGGAGCAATTCGATGACTCCTACGATCGTGATAGGCGCTCGGATGGATGGATTGGCGATACACGCCATTCAGCGCGTCCTAGTGACCACAATCCTGATCCAGAAACAGGGGTGGTTCGAGCAATCGATGTCGATAGAGATGTCGTTAAGGGTGGAAAGCCCGACCTCATGCCCGATATTGCTAATCAAATTCGACTCTGTGCGAAAGCAGGAGATAAGCGAATTGCCTATGTCATCTTCAACGGAAAGATTGCAAGCTCTCGCATGGGCTGGCGCTGGCGCAAGTATCGCGGAATCAATCCGCATAACACGCATCTGCATTGTTCTTTCACTAAAGCGGGCGATACAGATGGTTCGTTCTTTAATATACCCATGTTAGGTGGCACAGTATGAATATGAAACATCCAGCAGTCGTAGCCTTTGGCGCTTTCCTTGCGGTCTGGGGTACTACATCTAACTTTGCTTTGGACTATCGCTCGATACTTGGCTCTATCGTTGCAGGTGTATTCGGATATGCCAGCCCTAGAAAATGAATCTGCAGGACTACGCTGCTATTGCAGTAGCGATCGTGACGGTGCTGGGTGGTGTAGCTGCACTACTGAGGTTCGTGATTCTTCACTACCTAGCTGAACTTAAACCGAACTCAGGCTCATCAATGCGTGACGAAGTCGGTTTAATCAACAATCGTTTAGTGCGTGTCGAAGCTATGTTGGAGCTACTAACTAAGGGAAAATAATGCTATGGCTCGTAAGAAGGTTATCGATTTAGATACTTACAATGCGCTAGATGCATGGGCAATATCTCTACAGGAGATGTACCGCGCACTACGCAAAGCAGGTTTTGATGTTGACATCTGCCTAGCCATAATCGTTGAGCCTTCTGCGTATCCTGATTGGATTCTTCCTAAGATACCCAACACGCTAGAGCCTGACCCCTATGAGGACGATGAGGACGATTAACATGGAAGATAATGTAAAAATAGAAGAACGCTTCTGTGAATACTGTGAAAAAGAATATACACATCCTTTAGAATCTAATGGCGCAGGGTGGCATGAACCGTTTTTCTGCGAGGCTCAATAAATGAAAAAAATCGTAATTCTGTCAGACCTGCAAGTACCTTTCGAGGATGTTCACGTCGTACAGAATGTCGTACGATTCCTCAAGACTTTCAAGCCAGACCAGACAGTAACCATCGGTGATGAGATTGACTTCCAGACCATTAGCAAGTGGTCAGAAGGAACCCCTCTAGCCTATGAGCAGACCTTAGCGGCAGATCGTGACCGATGCGTGGAGCTTCTATGGGAGCTAGGCGTTTCTGATTGTATAAGAAGTAACCATACTGACCGCCTTTACCATACAATCATGAAGAAGGTTCCAAGCTTCCTATCCTTGCCAGAGCTTCGCTTCGAGAAGTTCATGAAGTTTGATGAGCTAGGCATAACCTTTCACAAGACTCCATTAACCCTTGCGCCTAACTGGGTGGCAGTTCATGGAGACCATACCCCTATAAAGCCACAGGGGGGTTTATCAGCCCTTGAGGCGGCTCGTAGGCATGGCAAGAACATAATCTCAGGACATACTCACAGGGCAGGGCGTTCGAGCTTTACAGAGGCTTCTGGCGGTCGCGTAGGGCGTATCCTGCATGGCGTAGAGGTAGGCAATCTTATGGACTTTAGGCAAGCGAGCTATACCAAAGGCTCAGCTAACTGGCAACAGGCTTTTGCGATCATGTATGTAAAAGGCAAGAATGTCCAGGTAGACCTAATCTACATTGAGAAAGATGGCACATTCACAGTTCAGGGCAAAGTATATGGCAGACCAAGGAATCGCTAATCCTTATTTTGAGGATGAGGATGTCTCGACAATCGTTATCAAATCGTTATCAAAATATCGTGGACAAGTCACCCCGCTAGGTTAATCTAATCCCAAGAGCCGAAATACGGCTTAAAGGGAGAACAAAATGACTATAGCTCAACTCATTACGCTGGCAGTTTGTGTGCTGGCTTTTGCACTAGGTCGCTACTCTGGCTATCACGATGGATATGTAAAGGGTCGCAAAGCAGTACGCCGTCACTACGAGTCACTACAGGCGAATCGATGAACGCGGGTGATTTCCTCACAGAGGCAAAAGCAATCATTCAGGATCGTGGTATGGACTACGGTCACCCATCAGACAATATGCAAAGAACCGCAGCACTTTGGAGCTCATTCCTTGAGATGCCAATTACTGATTACCAGGTCGCAAGTTGCATGGCGCTGGTCAAGCTCGCTCGGAGCATGGAAACAGGCAAAGTCGATAACTACATCGATGGAGCTGCATACATGGCAATAGCTGGACAACTACACACACAGGAGAATGAGTTATATGTTTAAGTGGGATGAATTAGAAGCATTGAAAGAAGCGGCACTAGCCCGAGATGCTTACCAGGAAGTGATCGTCTACCAGAATGAGCAGATTCTAAGAGAGCTCAAATCAATGGGCTGGAAGCTCAAGGAAGCGAATGAAAAGAATGGGATTTAACTTAGATGATTATGAGACGGTTGAAGAAAGACTGGTCAAGTTCTGGAAAGAGCATGAGTCTGGTCGCATTATCACTACACTCATCTCTGGAACAAGCTCGCAGTTTATCGTTAGGGCTGAATTGTATAAGGACGGAAGCGAGCTTATATGGGCTACTGGGCTTGCCGAAGAAACGGTTCAAGGTCGAGGCGTTAATAGTACGAGTGCGCTTGAGAATTGTGAAACATCTGCTATCGGTCGCGCTTTGGCTAACGCGGGATATGCGACAAAGGGCAAGAGAGCTAGTCGGGAAGAAATGACTAAGGTTGCAGTCAAGGCTAATACCGAATCGGTTATTGCTGAAACTAAAGCCAAGTTAGCTGAAACCGCTAAGGAGTATGTGCCTATAGCCAAGGAAGATGATCCTTGGACTATCAGGGAAGCTAAGCCAGCTGGCACAGTCGATGAAGCCGTAGCAATGGTCAAAGAAATTATCGGCGGTCAGACAGAGCGAGATATTCCTAATTGCAAGTGTGGTAAAGCTATGGCTTGGCGTACCGGGCAAGGCAAGAACAATAAACCTTGGGGTCACTTTACTTGCACGAACGTTCCAGCCCGAAAGTGCATGGAACCTATCTGGTACGAAATAGCCGCTGACGGCACATGGAAACCTCAAGAGAAAAAGTGGTGATATGGGTACATTAGAGTTTATGAATCAGGATGGCGAGTGGGAGAAGTTCCCAAGCGATGAAGAAATTGCGATTATGAGAACCATGATGAACACAGTCGGTTCAATACCGCCTATTCATCCCGAAATAACGACTATCTGCCATCTATGCAATGAACCATTTCCAATGGAAGATATCGTGGTGACTGGTGGAGATATCCTTAATGGGTATACTTGGTCATGTCCTAAGTGCCATGCGATCACAAGTCTTGGGAAGGCGTAGGAACCGTTATGCCTTCTCAATCACGAAAACACAGGGGCTTTCGTACCGAACGGGTCGTTGCTAATTATCTCCAGCAATGGTGGTCGGGAGCCTCTGTGGGTCGTGGCTCGGGTAAAGATATAGTGAATATTCCTATAGACATAGAAGTCAAAGCGAGAAGCGATTTCAACCCGATGGAGTGGATGAGGCAGGGTCGTAAGCGTACAGAGAAGAACGGCGAGCTAAATGTCGTTGTATGCCGAATGAATGGAATGGGCGAAGATGCGGCGGAGTAT